AAACATTTAAAAAACAAATTAATGAAGGTTATATAAGATTTTTTGATAAAAAGTATGGGGAAACTATATGCTATCTAAACTTATATAACAAAATAGTAATTAAAGGAGAATAAAATGAGTGATTTAATATTCATATTTCTAGGTGGAATGTTATGTAGTGCAAGTATAATACTTGTATTATTTCAAAAACCTAAAGTAATTGATAGATATACAATTAGAATAGTTGATGAAAGGAAAAAGAATGCGAGTAAGCAAAGAAGTGTACGAAAGACTACTAAGCAACTCAATAGACCAAAAGAAAAATAAGTACAATAACACCAAAGTAGAGTACAAAGGAATAAAATTCGACAGCATAAAAGAAATGAAACATTATCAATTACTGGAATATTTACAAAGAATAGGGGAAATTAAGGAGTTAAAACTCCAAGTCCCCTATGAATTGATTCCAAAATATAAAATAAACAACAAAACAGTACGAAAAACCACTTATATAGCTGATTTTACGTACATTACAACAAAGGATGATAAATTACACATTGTCGATACAAAGGGGTTTAAAACAGATGTTTATAGGTTAAAAAAGAAAATGGTTGAATATAAGTACGGAGTAGAAATAGAGGAGGTTTAATTAGTGTATATTGTTGAGAGTATAAGAGGGTATATAAAAAAACCGACATTTATATTTGACAAGACTTGTGATTTTATGAAAGATGCCTTCAGATTCAAAAATAAAAAAGACCTAAACAAGTTCTTTATGTTCAGGGATAGAAAAAGGTATAAAACATATAAAGTAGGGGATAAACAATGACATTAGAGACTATTTATAAGGAATTAGAAAAATTAGAAAACGATTTGGAATATTATGAGAATAGATTAGAGTCACTAAAGAGTTTGGTAATGCCTAAAGCAACACAATTAGACAAAGTAAAAGTAGATGGTGGTAAACATATTGATTCACTTCTAAAGTATGTCGAACTTGAAAACCAACAACAATTAGAAGCTACTATAGATTATATAAAAAATAAGATGCAAGATTTAAACACATTAAAGGACAAAGAAATAGAAAGACTTGCTAAATTTGGTGAAGCGATTAAAGCAGTTGTTTTTCTTAGAGAAAAAGAATTTATAGTAGATGGTTATGGCAAAAAAAGACATTTATATTGGGATGAAATTGCTGATAGAGTTTATTGTAGTCCTAGGTCTGCTAGATATTGGTATAAACTTGCTATTGAAGAAAGGAACAAATCTATATGAGTGAAGAGTTTTGTATAATGCCTGAAAACGAATGGTATTCAACTAAACGATTACCTGGATTAGAAAGGAACGAAGTGTTTCACGGAGTAAGAAATAGAAATAAATCTATTGAAGATGGTTTGGTAATATTTTTAACTCCTGAGATGCACCGAACTGGTAAGTTATCATTTCATAAAAACCCTAAATTTTGGAAAGAGATTGTTGAAATACAAAAGATTGCTGAGCAAACTTGGTTAGATTATTATGGTAAAACAAAAGAAGATTTTATTGCTAGATATGGTAAAAATTATTTAGACTAGAAAAAAGACTATTTCTAGTCTTTTACTATCCACGCATCTTCTACTATTCTATCTCTGCAGTCAAAACTATCATAGACTATACCATATTTAGAACATGTAATATGTCCATCCATTGTGATTAATAGGATTTTATCAGGATACTGCCCAGATACTTCTCCTACTGTTTTTGATAACATTGGTATTCTTCTATATCTTGTATCAAGTAACCATTTTATGAAGTAACTATCATCCATCATTGTTCCTTTACTTTGGGCTAAATCACTTAGTTCATTATATGTTTCATCCCATGTTTTATTCTCTGCAGTTGATATTGCTCGTACGGTACAATCATTAACAAACCTCCCTAATGAATTAGCATTATAAAATCTATACATTACATTTCACTGATTTTCATAAAATGTTTTCTTACAATTTCTTGCTCTTCTGGTGAAGTTGCTTCTTCTTTTATGGTTTTAGCGAACTTTACTAATGAGTGTAGCATATATTCAAGTTCCTTTAACCCATCTTCTTTTGCACCATAATTACCTGCATTGTATTCATTTCGTGATTGTTCGTATGCTCTATAACTTCCATTCATACCTTCCATATAACTTTCACCACGATAACGAGCATCTACTCCCCTACGACCATAATCGCCGTATTCTCCATAGTTTCCATATCTACCATAATTATTCATACATTCTACCTCCTTTATATCTTTGTGAATATCCACCACTTTGAACAAATAATCAATATCTACATTATTAAAATCTTCAGCAGCTTTCTCTATATATTCACTTGTTTTATCTAATATCTTCTCTTCCATCGGATTTACTCCTTTCTTTTAAAATACCTAATATCTCATCGTTTTGAGATATTATTTTTTTTAGATATTTTTCATCCTGTGTTTGTAATTCTTGCATTAAATCACTATTGTTGTAATCTCTAAACAATATTTCTAAACTTAGCATTTGCAACACTAAGGATAAATTATTTATCGTATTATTCATTAAAATCTTACTTTTTCTATAATTAAATTAGCATTCTTTATTGTTGGTGGTACTGTTTCGATTGGCGTATCTACTACTCCACTAACAGCAGCTATTGAACCTATTGTTAGAGTGACATTTTCTCTAGGACATAACCTTATAACTTTAGTAAATGAAACATTTTGGTATTCGTCAGGAGTAACAACCTCATTAACACTTGCTCCGACTACTGGTGTTCCATTTTCTTTCAATCCAATTTCTATTGAACCTGCAGTAGCTCCTGTAACATTTGCATTAAATGTTATTTTATAAACATTAGGGCAGTTACAATTACCACTACCTAAAATTGTATATTGGCTAGTTCCTTCGGTATGATTTAGCCATCCACTACATGTTGCACTTCTAGTTCTTATTTCATCGTTTAAAAAAGTTATATCACTTGTATTTGTTGGCAATATTAAAGGCAATTCTTGTGTACTTTGTATCATTATATCTCTCCTTTCTATTAAAAAGAACAGGACTTGCCTGTTCTAGTTAGCAAGTTCTCGTAATCGAGTTAGTAGTATTCTACTCTATGCTATTAAATAAATTGACTTGTACCTGTGCATCCACAACCATTTCCTAAATTGTTTGAGCAAGTAAAGATAGGTTGATTTCCAAATACTGGGACTGTGCCGACTGGGCAATTTTTTAACTCGTTGTAAATATTTGATGTTATTTGTTGAGTTTGGGCTATCTGACTAGCTTGTCCTCTGGCGTATAAGATTTCTTGACGTAATTGTGAGATTTCGTCATTCTTCTCGTCAATCTTATCTTGACATAATTGGTCTTTTATAGATTGAATTCCACCAGTTATTGCAGTAAGTAATGTTTGTGTATTTTGAGTGTCGCTAGTTCTTGTAGCACATGCTTCACGAGCAATATCTGCTCCTAGATTAGCAATACCTAATCTATTTTCACAGCAACAATCAGCGAATTGTCTACTTAAATCAAATGCTTGTTGCATATTAGCCATTTGTCTATTATCTGCTGAGATTTCCACTCCATTAAATCCGTTACAGATTTGTGTTGATAGATTATTGATAGCATCTCTATTTCCTTCAAGTTGATTTGATAGATGTAATGTATCGAATCCGTTGTTAGTATTGTTCATTATTTCTTTTTGACCATTACTTAACCAAGCATAACCATCATCAAAACCATTATTTCCAAAGAAACCATTACCATTTCCATTATTACCCCAAATTAATGCAAGTAATACGATTAACCATAATGCTCCATCACCACAGAAACCATTTCCACCAAACCCACTATTACCAAACATAACAGGATATGGATATGTTCCATTAGTAGTTGCTAATTCAACAGTTGGTTGTATACCACTACTTCCGTTCATCATTTTCCTCCTTTCTTCTAATCTATATCAAACATAATGTTGATACCTAATTTTTAAATTTGTTTATTATATCTGGAGAAAATCCCATTTGTTCCACCTGTTTATAAAACGCATCCATTTGTTCAGGACTTCTCTTGTTTGTAATTTGTTTAAATAAATCAATTGGATTACTTTGATTTGCTCTTGCTTTTTCTACCATTTGAAGCATCTGAGGATTCCTTGCTTTCAACTGGTTCATCAACATCGTCATTATTTGATTTTGCATTTTCATTCATTCCCTTCTCTAATTCGGCTATTTTTGCCATCAAAAACTCTATTTTTACGTCTTTTTCGTCTTTATTGATAATTTCCTTTAACTCGTATGTTTTAATCGTATTTGGGACGTTTTTGACCCATAAAACAGACATATCCTTACTGAAGAATGGAGTTGTTCCGTAAACTATTTCTTTTTGGACTTCATCTATAGAGTTTGCATATCTCATAAATTCTCTTGATGGCGATATTTGAAAGTTTTGCGTTAAGTTTGTTGGAGTCGGTTGTTGCAACTGGCTCTTTATTCTTTCTAAATCTGATATTTGCTTATCAATTCTTTCTATATTCATTTGTGGATTATAATTACCAAACATATAATTCCCTCCTAAAATATGAAAAGAGAAATACTTATTACCTATAGACTGCGTTTTAAACAATTATCTAGGTGTATTTCTCCTTTCTGCTTAAATTATTGCACAAAAAAAGAAGTAGGAATTACCTACTTCTTGTCATATTATCTTCATAATCTTTTTCTTAATTTTCTTAATCTCTCTACTGATTGTACTCTCACTACAATTCTCTAGCATAGACATTTTTGTTATTGAGTATTCATCCATTCTATAATCTATGATTCTCTTTTGCAATTCAGTAAAGTGTATCTTTGACTTTATATAATCTAGTTCATCGTTTGTGAACTCTAGTTTTAGCACTTCTGTTACCTCTACCTGCTATGAAAGCCCCACATGTAGGACAATGTTTAGGTTTAACTTGTGATTTTATATAGGTAGTTTTAGTTCTAGTTTGTTTAATCGTTGCCATTAATATCTCCATTCGCAATATTTGTATTATCAAATGACTCTACATCTGTAATTTCTTGAGTTGTTGTTTCTATTGTTCCTATATCGTTAAGGACATAAACTAAATATCCTATTGTCAAAAACCACATTACTAGAATTACTATAATAATAACAAACTGTCTTTTATTTGCTTTCTTATAATCTGATAACAATTCTAATGCTAGACCGTTATCTTTCATATTATCACTCCCTACATTACAACTATTTGGTTTCCACCTACTGGATTTATATTACCATTTATTTTTCTTAATGTCTCTACATTTGTGTTAAATTTATTAGCAATATCTTCTAAAGATTCACCTTGTCTTACTATATAGAATATAGCTTCTTTTTTTGTTTCTTTCTTTACTTTAGGTTCTTTTACTTCTTCAATAATTGGTTCTTCTTTTTCAATCTTTTTTACTTTTACTTCTTTCATAATTCCTCCTATACTTCTTTTAAATATTTTGCTTTTATTAAACTATCGTGCTTATTAATTGTAATCATAGCACTATCGCCTTGAATTGATTTTACTGTGTAAGTGTGTGAGTTTTTAACATAACTTTTACCACCTTTTAGTAATTGGTCTTTTGTTGTGTTACCTTTTTTATCACATTCTACAAAGTCTTTTGCTTTAATCCAGTCATAACTTTTAGCTTTTCCGTTCTTGTAATTCTTTGCTGAGCATCCTGTTAAAGTTGTGCATCCGAATAAGTTAGTTCCTAAAGGTGTCTTTAATATATCAACTTTAAATACTCCACTGAATCTTACTTTACTTCCTACATGTAAGATTTGGTCTACTTTCTCTTTTGGAGCAGTACCTTTTCTTCTGAAATAATGTACTCCACCTCTTGTTATCTTCATTATCTTACATGGATTTGGATTTTGACTGAAGTAATAATTCTTTGCATGGTCAAAAATAGCAATATGTCCGTATTCCCATATTGCTACATCTCCTTGCTTTGGAGTAGTTACTACATCGAAGTATTTTAACATTAATTTGTATTTTTCTCCTTTTAACATATTACTTACTAATCCTGAACCTGATAATACACTACTTGGGATTCCTAATACTTCAGTAAAGTATCTTTGACCTAAATCCCAGCATTGTGCCCCATAATATCCATCCCAATCAGTATATTTTCCATTATACCTTTTGACGAATTCTTTATAAGTCACAAAACATCACCTCTCTTTCTATTTTATTACTTTAGTGTATAATACATCCTTTTTTGTTGTCATTTTATTTGTATATGCTTTATCTCCTAATAGGTATGTACCTAATACTGCTATTATTACATTAATAGTATCTGTTACTTTATCTCCATTAATATTCCATATTGGTAAAATACCTATCAATAAAGCATTTATTATAGCTAGGATATTTACTCCATATTTAGCTATTTTTTTAAACTTTTTCACATAATCACTTCCTATCTTTTAATTCATCTTCAATTACTGCCACGCGTGTTTCCACGTGATACATTCTATCTATTAAGTTGTTATGCAAGTTTACTTTTTTTGTTAGTTCTTCAATCTTAAAATCAGTTATTGCACTTGATTTCTTATTTGCTGATATTGTTGCAATTACACTAGGTACTGCTACACATAATCCACTTACTACTGCTACTGCTAATTCCATTACCTCACCACCTTTTTAATTCATCGCTTCAAATGTTATTGCTGTAGAACTTCCACCAGCTATAGTTATTGTTCCAGTTGCTCCTGTTCTAATTGTAAAGTCAAAATAGTCTCCACTAGATGCAGGTACTATTAAGTATGCTGCAGAATTCTCAAAAATCGATGTCGTTCTTGGTTGTACATTAAGGGATACAACACCACTTCCGTTTTTTCTTACATTGAACTCAATTCCACTTGTTATACCTCTTAATAATGTGTATACGCTTACTTTTACATAACTAACACCATCTCCTACAATAACTCTGTGTGTTGATGAATTAAATGTTAATTTGTTGCCGATTGTTGTTTTTACTTCGTCAATAGGTACAGTATAGTGTGTCCATGTAGCATTAGAAGAAACATTTGTATTAGATGTTAATCCTACAGATATTACATCTTTAGCATTTACTTCATTTACAGCACTAACCAAATCAGTTTTGTCTGTTGTTGTTAATGTTGTTAAATCGCCAGTTACTGTATTTATATCAGATGTTGTTGCTATTTTGTTTGTTGTACTATCGTATGCTGTATTTGTTATTATGTTTGAAACTGTTGTACCATTTATTTTTGCGTCTGTTGTAGAATAAGATGATTTTGTTACGCTTACTGTTCTACCATTAATCATTGTTATTAAATAAATTGCACAAAATTTGTCACCATCATAATAAACAAACCACAATTCCTCTCCGTATGGACCAACTTCTTCTTGCCCATAAATTACTTTACAATGGTGATTTACTCCACTACCATCTGATATATAAAATTGTTGCCCACCAATTAACAAATCTGTTAGTTGAATAAATAATGAATCTGATGTGTTGGTAATTGCCAAAATATCATCTATATCAAATTCTGGACCTTTAACCTCATTTATTGCACTAACTAAATTGGTTACATCTGTTGTTTCTAAGTGTGATAAATCACCAATATCTGTTGTATTGGTGTCTACTTGGCTTTGCATATTATCAATTAAATCTTTTAATACTTTGCCTTGCCTTGCATCTAAAACATATCCAGTATAATCAGAAGATGTTGTTAGGTTGTTTTTTACGTTAGATGAATTTATAACATCACAAACATTACCACTTAAAGTACCATCACTTTCACCTAATCTTATAAAGTCACCACAAATATATGCAAAATATTTTTTTGAACTTGATTTATTTATTATTAGAGTTGCTGTTCTAGTCCCTGCACTAAAACTTTTACTTGGAGTGTAATATATTAATTTCCCTGATGGGACTCTATATACTCCATCATCTAAATTCCATACTTGCACAGTGCTTGTAGTAATTTCTTGTATGCCTTCATCTGCTTTATTATTCCAATTAGTAATATCACTAGAAGCAATACCTGAAGCAGCACTTGCACTATATATAGGGTCTGTTTCTGTGTAACCAGTTATATAACCTGCATCATTAGTTAGGTCAGACACTTTTGTAGGAAGTGAACTTGATGTTATAAAACCTGTATCGTTGTTTAAGTCACTAACCTTTGTAGGTATATCACTTGTGTCTGCTTTATCATCTAACAAATCATCAGTTTGTGTCTTTGTATAGTAATTACTTAAATCGACTTCAGTTGAACCTATATGTTCCCAGTTGTTATTTACATAAATGTATTCATCATAATTATCATTTGTTGATGCTGTTTTTGGTACTAAATAAATAGTAGAAGTTGAACCTGTTGATGGTAGTGTTTGGACTATTTGTATATCTAGTGTACTTATTGCACCTATTAATTGGTCAACCTCAGTCTTTGTATATGTATTTGTCTTCGTGTAATAGTTAGTTAGATTATTTGTTGTGTTTGTGATAAATCCTGTATCGTTTGTTAAATCAGACAATTTTGTAGGTACTGTTGGTAAATCACTCATTGTTGCTATTTTGTTAGTTGTAGCATTGTATGTTCCTTCGGTTTGAATATCAGCTTCATCATTTGATGTTATAGAAGTTCCATTTATTTTAACATCTGTTGATGAACCTCCACCACCACCTTGAATATTAATATTTCCACTACCTAAAAGTGATGTGTTGTTTATAGTTTTAATGTTTGTTCCACTTACTAATGTATCTTGTTTATTTCCTACTAAAGTATCAATTTCTGTTTTTGTATATGTATTTGTGCTTGTATAGTAATTTGTTAAATTATCTATTGTGTTATCTATAAAGTTTAAATCATTTGATAAATCCGATACTTTGGTAGGTATGTTTAAACTTTCTATATCTTCTTCTGTAAAATAATCTACTCCTTTTACTGGTGTGTAACCATCTTTGCCTCTAGGTCCAGTATCCCCAGTTTTACCTCTAGGACCTTGAATACCTTGTAATCCACGACCACCTGTTGGAGTATCTAAAGTGATTGAAGGAGTATTTAATTCGATTGTTATTTCTTGTTTTTCTACATTGTAATCAAAGTTCATCTATCTCACTCCCTTTTTCAATGTGAAGTATGCTTGTCCATTAGGTGTTAATGTATCTACAGTTCCATCTCCTCTTGTTATTTTAATGTCATAGATATATGTTCCTGCTGCTAAAGATGATGTATCACTTGGTTCTATTGGGATAGTAGCAGTACCACTATCAAATGTAGTTATTGTTTTAGCTATCTTTGTTAATTCTTGTTCTGTTTTATCTGAACTACCTTTACTTCTTCTTTCTTTTACTGTGAAGTAAAGGGTATCTCCATCTGATAGGTATGTATTACCATCTAGTTTTGGAGTAATAGAAAAGGTACCAGTATCACCTAGTACCATTTCTGCATCTAATGTTACATTATTGAATTTTATCATATTTTACCTCCCTAAATTTAAGTATGAGTAAATCTCATTCTTTTCGGCTTGAGTTAATCCACTTTTATTAATTTCATTGGCAATTTTTTGGTCATAACCACTTACTTTATAATTTTGTTTCTTTAATAATGCTGCTTTTTGTACATCTGATATTGGTAAACTGTTTACATATTCAATTACTTTTTTCTTTTTAGAACCACTAATTGATTTACCGTTAGCATCTTTATCTGCTTTAAGTTGTCCTATTTTATATGAATACATTTCATAGTCATCATTATTAAAGTTTAATGCTTTTATTGTATTTTCTATTTTGTTTTCGGAAGCATTATTTTCAGCTTGTTTTTGAGCATAATAGTCTTCTGCACTAATGTTATCCCATCCTCTTTTTTTTGCTGTTTTTTCGCTTTCTTTTCTCCAATCGCCACCACTATCTTTATAGTATGTTTTATCACCAATTGTTGCTGTATATTCATTAATTTTTATATCTTTTGATGAATCAGTTGCTTCTCTTGCTATTTTGTTTATTTTATTCAAATACTCTCTTGTTTTCTTTATCTTGTCTTTAGCAGAAGCATCAGATGCTTGATAATCCATCATTTCTTTCCTTAAATCTGATATTTCTTTACTACGAGAGTTTAAATATTTTAATTGTAATGCACCTTTTTCAGTTCCTGATTTTGTTGCTTCAGTGATAGCATCATAAAATTCATTTTGACTTTTGCTACTATTTGCAATATTTGTAGTAAATTTATCTCTAAATGGATTTGCAATTATATCTAATGGATTATTTACTTCATGCGTTTTATATTTTGTTATATTTGGCAATACTAAATCTCCTATAGCACCAGAATATTGGTCTATTATGTAATTTACCTTCTTTGGTGATATTTTCAATTCTTTTCCAATCCATTTACTAAATTCATCTGTTTTAGCATCCCATTGGTCTTGAGGTTTAACTCTTTCTTCCATATATTTTGATACAATTGGATTACCACTCCATGATTTGTTAGTAGCTACATTTACAAATGGTGAAATGATATTATTTTCAAATGGGTTGTTTGGAGCTATTTGACTAGATGTTAATTCTCCAAATCCTTTAAATGCTTTTTTATCTCCTTGTGCAAAGTATTTTGTTCTTCTTGCTGCACTTTGAAATATACTAACAGCACGACCTTTTGGTATTCTTATCCAATTACCATTTTCACCTTTGATAAGATAATATCTGTCTTTTTGATAATCTTGTAATTCTTTGTATTCATCATCATCTTCATAGACAAAATCATTAAACAATGCAGGTCCTATTCCTAACACTACTATTTTTGCCAACATTTGAACTGCTTGTGTTGGGTTGTTTATTTCAGTGAAGTTTCTTATTTGTTTACTAAATCCTTGTACTGATGCGTTTAAGAATGTAGCACCGTTTCTATTTAATGCCTTTGTATAATCTCCACCTCTTTTGAAGTTAGTAGTTATTTCAGCAGCATTAAACATAGCTTCATTTACATCTCCAGTTTTCTCCATAGTAGATATAAATTCAGCAAGTCTAGGTAATTGTTCTATTATTTCATTTGCTTTCCCAATCCAATTTAATGGGTTTAGTTTACTTCCTTGCTTTTTAAATCCTTCGTTCTCAAAATATGTATTTTGTAATCCTCCTAATGCTTGGTATTGTTTAAAATACTTACCACCTGTCGCAATTTCTTTTATTGCTCTAGGATAGTTTTTTGCAAATGCAACTGGATATTTAGAATTTAAAGGAGCATCAAACAAGTCTTTTACCATGTTTGTTGCCAAGAACACTGGGTTCTTATCTGTTAATAATGCTCTTCTCCATGAATCAACTTTTCTTATGCCTTTGAATAGTAGTTTGTCTTCCCAACTATAATGTTTGTTTGGTTGCATAGCTTCATATATTGCTTTATTAATAGGTATTGTAGTAGCAACCCCATTATTAAAGAATGTTAATTCGTATGTTCCATCACCATTGTCTTTGATTAGTTCATTATCTACTCCAAACATTTCATCTATTGAATTTACATTACCTAATGTACTTGATACTCCCATTGTTTTTGCTAACTCTTTAGCAAATTCATTTGTTCTTATCTCTTCAATAATTTTTTGAGTATATTCTGCCATTGAATTTTTAAAAGGAAGTATGTCTAATGTACTTCCTTGAAACTCTTTTATCTGTTTATTAACTGTTGCGTTGCCTTTTTTATCAAATTCTACTGGGCCTTTATTACTTTTTGGTACATTTCTTTGTAATCTTACATAATGTGGTGTTTCATTAGCAAACCTATCAGCTTCTTCTTTTGATATTGTTCCAGCTTCTACTCTGTTTTGTAACTGATTTTTGCCATATTGCCATATATTTTTACCAAATCTTACTAATTCAGGATGTGCTTTTTCTAATTCATTTATTCTTTGTTGCGAATCTTTATCGGTTATATCAGGGCTAAATACATATTTGTATAATTCACCACTGTTGTCCCATACTTCATTAGCTTCTTCTCTAGTAATTTTGCCTTGCTTTACTTGATTGCCTAGGTTTTCTTTTAACTTTCTGCCTGATTCATTAACTTTTCCATAACGGTCAACATTTAACCAATGAGCTAAATATTCATTTGCTAAATCTTCATCAACATCTTTCCATATATCTTCTAATGACATTGAAACCTTTTGGTTATTTTCATCTATAAAGTTTTTATATTCGATTCCTTTTAAATCAGTTTGTGCTTTACCTATGTCGTATTGTGCTTCAGCTTGTGCTGTTCCCATTTTGTCATATTTAGCATCTAACAATCTGTTTTTCTTTAATTTGGATAGTTTTCTTATAAATGAACCTTTATCCACAAATTTTCTTTTGAATAATTGAATTTCTTCGCCTAATGTTGCTTTACCGTCTTTGATTTTTTGAATTAATGTTTTTGTATCTTGTTCTTTAATGTCTTTTGAGCTTAGTAATTTAGCTACCTTTTCATTAGTTCCTTGTGATTGCCAATACTTAGCACCTTGTTCTCCAGTTGTTTCAACTTGGCTTAATTGATTAGGTCCTGTTCGAATATCATTTAATGTTCTTCCTGTCCCACTTCTTTTTATGTTTTTATCCAAGAAACGTTTCCACTCATCATTTGATTGAGATAGTCTTGTGTCTTCATTACTTGTAGGGTTTTGGTTATCTATATCTTTTATTTGGTTTGAATCAAACACAAATATAGAAGTTTCTCCGTCTCCTTCGTTTACTTCCAAGCTATCATATCCTAAATCTCTCATTATTTCTACAGATTCATTAAATGCTTCCTCATCAATTGTTTCCCAATCAACTCCATTTTCATCTATAAATCTTCTATAAATAGTTCCGTCTTCTACTGCTTTATCATATTGCCATTGATATATGTCTTCATTTTTTAACATTTCATCTAACATTGGTTTAAATATTTTGTTTAAATCATCTTTGTTGTCCATATTTAATGGTTTTACTGAATTTATGTAATATTCATTAACATCACCAAATGTTTTTGCATAATCTTTATTTTCAGTAAAAAAGAAGCCCTTTATATCAGCTTCATATTCTGTTCCAAGATTTGTATATCGTTTTGCTTTGTGATTTTTGTCAAATATATTAATTTTTTGACTTGCTCCATGATAAAAGACTTTAAGGTTTCCATTTTTATCTCTTAATTTACTATCTTTAAAATACTTTACTTGTTGCTCTGTTAAAGTTCTTCCTTGATTATCCTGTGTTATTTTATTATTAGAAATATCATTGGTTTCCCCTTTTATGTTATCGATTAAACTATTAAATTCATTTTGTGTCATATAAGCATCATTCGATT